CTCCGTTTTTTGTGAGCTTCATAACCTCACTCCTTACGCGCTCTTATGGACATAAATTGCAGGCGCTTTATTCTGGAACACTCCGCAGTCATGATAGATTCTGCCCTCAATTAGCCAGCCGTTAATGCCGGGAGGGTTATCATGGGTTTTGTAGTCAGCAATCTTCTGCGCTGCCCATGCCGCGATACGGTTCGTGAGCATAAACTCGACACTGGCGGGCATGTAGCTCTTAGGCACAAAGATAATCGGGATATTTTCAATCATGCCGACCTGTCCAGTGATAAGCATGTTCTGCGCCATATCGGACGCCTGAATGAACGCTGTGTCCAGACGGATGTAACGATAGAATCCGGTGGAAATAAAGGCGAAGGTTCCAGCAGTAGGAGCCTTGTTGTCAAGCAGGGTTTCAACGCCTTTTAAAAAACTCTCGTAGGCATTCCCTCCGGTAATCGGGGCCGGGGTTGAGGTATTCCCCGCATTGGCCGCAAGAATGGAAATCCTGTATTTATCGACCTCGGGAATCACAACCTCGTCCAACTGCCGACGAAGGGCGCGACCAGATTCCTTTACCATCATGGTGTCAAGGTAATTCCGGCGGTCAATCGTGAATGTAAAGCTCCTGTCCTGCGTCAGCGTAAAGGACTGTACAGTGTCGCCCAGCTCGTCAGGCGTACCGTAACGGTTATCGCCCGACATATTATAGTTGTTCATGGGTGCCGTCGGGATACTGTAGACATTAACGGTATTTACTCCGGTAAAGTCCAAATCCTGATTAAAGGCGTTCTGTGTCACCGACGCTTTAGTAAACCTTTCGTCTACAATGCTTGCATATTTTTCTGCAAAGTTAATTGCCATAGATCATTTCTCCTTTTTATTATGTTTCGTTGAATCCCGCCAAAAACGGGTCTGCTTCGCCGCCGCCTGCGCCCTTGCTGCCGTCCGGCCGAAAGATGGACACGCCTACGGGGAGTTGTGCGGCGGGCGGCGCGTCTTGCTCTGCCGCCGGGGGCGTAATATCAAACAGATAATCATGAGACTTCGTAAGCGCCTCTAACTGTTCTTTAAGCCCTGCGATTGTGCCATCCGTGTATTTGAGCGCATCCCGTTTGAGAAGTGGCGTTACGACCTTCGGGTCACGCGCCTTTGCGCCCATCAGCTCACGTTCCAGCGCGTAATCAAACTGCATGGCCGAGATTTTAGCGTCAGCATCCTCTTGGGCTTTCTTGGCGGCGGCCTTGTATTCCTCGGCGGCTTTTTTGTTGCCCTCAAAATCCATCTTGCCGAACGCCTCAATCTGCTTGTTGGCCTCCGCAAGCTGTGCCGTCAGGCCATCACGCTCGGTTTCTAGCGTCTTGAATTTCTCCGCGCCGATATACCCGCCGGTGGACAGGTCTGCCAGTTTTATTTTGCTGTCTTTCATTTTTTCCACGAATTGCGTATAAAGTTCTTCGCCTAAAGTCTCTTTCAAAAAATCCATATTGTTCCTTTCTTCGCTTCGATTTTATTAAACGTGTGTCTACTCACACATGAGCGAATTGCGCGATTAAAGGCCAGCGCAAAAGGCCGAATTTTTATATATAAACCTCACTGTTGAGTTGAGGACAAAATAAAAAAGCCGCCCACTTCCGATAAGGAAATGAACGGCTCTGACGGCTTACGCCACGGCTCTAATTATTTAATTTTATGGTATTTGATTTTTACATTTAGAACATAGAAATTTTTGTATTTTCCCTATCAAATAATCTTGCGCTTGGAATGATGCGCCACACTCTGTTCCGTCAAATACAATTTTGTTGCTACCATTTCCCTTATATCCACAACAAGATATCTCTATCAGAAACGAACCGCCTATTGAACTATGCGTCAAATTTGCTCTGTCGCAAAGTTTACTATGGATTCCCCAAAACATTGATACTCCGTTCATCTTCTCGGCTCTCCTTTTTCGGCTCTAATGGTGTTTCAATATGAATTGTCTTTGCGTTCGGCCATAGTTTTTTAGGGTCAGTTTCGATTTTGATTTTTTCTTTGCATCCCCTACATAACACATAGACATTGCCTTGTTCGTCACGCTCCGCCACAATCTTTGCGCGGTCGTGGCAATTACATCTTATCTGTTCGATAATATCACCTCCTGCGTCACCGCATTTACTATTCATGCTCCACGCTGATTACTACGCCGCCTATATGTACAGGCTTATCACCCAGGCAATTATAGTTACAAAGCCCTATATTAATATCCGTAATTTGATATTTATTGCAAAATTCATTTAGGCGGGATTTGATTTCGCCCTCAATTTTGCTTTTCTCCTGCATCATTTCGGTAATTGTTAAATCCATAATAACACCTCGCTTTTTGGTTCCAAACAAAATAAACGTCCATACGGGTGGGGATTATTCACACTCACATGGATTCTTGCAATTTTTTGGTATTTTAAACTGTTCTAATATGTGTTGATCTATCTGCTTTTGCTGTTTAGACAGTTCTATTCGATATGCGAATAAGTATTTCAAATCATTCAAACACTCCGTTGTTTCCCTATCGAAATTTCCGCGCTGAGTTAATGCCTGTTTCAGCGCTTCAAGATAGCAATAATCATTCTTTAATAGGTTTTTGATATTCAATGTATTCATAATTCCCTCCAAATTCTATTGAACACATAACGCCGCGCCGCGAGATTAGGTTGCGCCTTTGCTCTGCAAATAAGCCTTGAACGCCTTGTCAAAACGTGCGGGCATTTGTTTTTGTATCTGATCGATTCCCACGGTCATCATGAAGCGGCCATCATTCCATCTACCATCAACATTACGAGCTCCAAACTCCACGAACGAGGCATAATCCATGCCGTTCCAGATAACGACCTCAAAATTGTTGCCAATAACATCAATGCTTGCGATTGTGGAGCGCTCGGGGTCAATTTCGACCTTGCCCTCTTCCTTGGCGGCGCGGAGGACGATTTCTTGACTGCCAATTCCCCACATATTACGCAATGCCCCGGTATCAACCGGCGTTTTTGGCTTGATCTTTGCGATTGCCCGCAAGGCCATTTCGAGAAGGAATTGCTTCAAGAATGTGTCGAAGTCGTTATATGCGTCCTGCCAGTTCTTGAAAAACTTCTCCAATTCGGAGAAATCGGCTTCTCGGCTCATAGCAACACTCCTTCTGGTAAGAGAAAACCGCCTTTTTCAAGACGGTTTGCGTGTGTTTTATTCGAACCTATTTCTTTTCCCAATATTCTTCGAGTGCTTGCACTAAAGCATTGGGAGCTTCTTCGATTGCTTCAATCAATCTTCTTACTGCATCTTCTGTGAAATAATCATTAACCTCATAGGCAATAGCGTCAACATCTTTTTGTTTCATCATTCCCCGCCACCTTTCAAGAAATCTTTAATAATCTGCCTCACCCTCTCGCTCAATGTCTTTTGCTGTTCCGGCGTGAGTTGTTCGTATTGCCGGCGGTCAACTTTGAAAGTCAATCGCTTGTATTTTTCCTTATCCCATTCGGTTTCTTTGGAGTAGTTACGCATTGGTGTAATTTTCTTCTTTCATATATTCCGCGATAAATGCGTCAACAATATTTAATGCCATACTATTATCACAAACCGCATTTCCATAACAATCATTCATGTGGCTGTTTCTGTTTATGGATTTTATTATACCAGAACTATTATATTTATTTCTTATTGTTAATAGCCCATTCTCATAAACAGATTGCTTGTCGATAACTGCAACGCTTCTTTTTTCCCGGTTGCGTAAATCGCTTGTATACATGGCTAAATCAACGCAATATTGAGCCGAAAAATAATTTACAAAATCTACTATTATTGCGTCAATTATCTTTTGTTCCACACCTTCATTTTTGTATGCCTTGATAAAATCGTTAGCGCAATCACACAAAGAATCAATTACCTCTATTGTTTTCATAACTTAAAACTCCTTTTTCTTTCATTATACCATACGGTATACCGTAAGTCAAGGAGTTTTAAGGTTTTATCCCTCTTTCTTTCGCCCATTCCCGATAAGTCATATTCGCCGGGACGAAATATGATTTCCCTGTTTTTGGGTCGCGGGCTATGCGTTGCGCTTCTTTTCAAGAATCTCTCTCCACCAATCGCCAGTTAATTGCTGCCTGTTGTCCTTCATGATTTCCCACGTCGTGGAGTCCAGATATTTCATTGCCTGATAATCCCCAATCGTGGTTGGGAAGTCAGCGAATAAACCGGAAACCAGCTCTTCACCGTGTTCCTTCTTGGCGGCTGTAAT